CAACGAGCACCGGTTAGAGCACATGAAAACGTTAGCAAAAGAACAAAATTTTGATTGTTTTCAGCTAACAAAATCCACAAAATTTGGTAGTAAATACCCCGGTGCGTATGGCACTGAAGATTTGCTAGAACCTGCAGACCCTACATTAGTAGCGTCTGCACACAGGTATGAACGTGTGGTAACAGCCTTGACTTTTAAGGTTAGGCCGGGACAGGAACTTCGAATTGAATTTCAAAAACGAGCAACACAATTAGGCAACTACTCTGGCATCTGCATGATAGGCAACAAAGGCGTGTTTTTAAACAGTCGGGGAGAATTTTATCCTTGCTGTTGGACAGCCAATCGATACGAACACAACACAAACTGGCATCAACTAGCAAAATCTAAATTCAATCTCAACACCAAAACGTTCGATGAAATAATACAAGATCCATTCTGGAGCACAGATTTTCTGCGCTTTGACAGTTTAGAATGTCAGACTAAATGTACACCCGCACGTTTGTCTGATGTTGATCACACAACAGAATGGTAAATTTTACCCCACAGGCAACTACACTATAACTACAATGCAAAACAAAAACACACAGCATGTCATGGTACTTTCAAAACACTCCAGTGGAGACTTTACCCGAAGAATGTGTGGGCTTTGTTTATCTAATCACAAATAATCTATCTGGTCGCAAGTACATAGGCAAAAAACTAGCTAAGTTCTCAAAAACAACTTACAAAACTGTAAAACAAAAGAACGGCATCAAGAAGAAAAAGAAAATACGATCAAAAGTTGATTCAGACTGGCGAGAGTATTGGGGCTCAAGTCCTGAGCTAACAAAAGACATTGAACAATTAGGCACCAACAACTTCTCCAGAGAAATACTTTACTATTGCAAAAGCAAGTCAGAATGTAGTTACATTGAGGCTCGTGAACAATTTAATAGAAAAGTATTAGAGTCAACAGATTATTACAACGGCCACATACAAGTACGTGTGCATGGCAGTCACATTTTAAACAAAATTTAATTTCTAATAGACATTGTGTTGGGCGTCGTGGCTCAACTCCATTGAGGATATGTGAGATACCATATTCAGACTTGGGCGTCAAAGGATAAGCTAACTTAGGCTAAATGATTCGGGCTCTGTGAAAAAGATACACCCCGTCCGCAAGTGATTTCGCTAGTATGGGATCAACTGCGCTCCGTTGTGAGTCAAGGCTGGGATAAGAGGTACCGCACAACCGCCTCTGCTGTCTTTGTAACAAGTACAATTCAACTCACAGTTGTACTTCTAAGAAAGACAAATTCTCTAATACTAGATGACTGTTCGAACTCGGATGATGTCAGATCTTGCCCGGCAACGGGCAAGTATGACCAAAGAATCTAGATGATACTGAAGTCAAGAAACAGTTCGAGCGTAAGCGAAGAACAGATGTACGAAGTACATCTTTAATAGATAACTGGTACTGTATGAATGTTATCTTCCAATAACACATGTAGCTCTTGTGTGTTACGTGGAAACTTTGATAATCCCCACGTTTTTAAATTGAGATTATGTTTGTAAATCAAGCAATGCTGTATGATTGCTTCTTGCAACAATCCCAGTTCTCCCATATCATAATACCATCCATTGATTGTGGCTGTGATTATGTGATCAAGTTCTCGATAAAACTTGATGCTTTGTAGATGTATCTTCTGCCATTGGCGTGCTATTGGTTGCCAATCACGGTACCGTTGATTGTCAACGGTTAACGCAAGCTTGTGCATGATTTCTAGTGTTATTGCATCTGTGTTAACCCAGTAATCCTGGCTGTTGACACGCTGATGTGGTGCAGAAAATCCAACGTCTCGGTCCAGCAAAAAATTATCCATATCAAAGGGTCTAAAATCCAAGGCAATTCGTTCACGCTGGTCCCAAATTTCAGTTAGCCCATGATTAAGCCACATTGATTGACTTTCACTAAAAAAAGCATTTTGAAATTCCTGTTGTTGTTCATCTGGAGTTGCAGTTAATCCATTGTTGAACAATCGGTTGTCGTTGCGATAGCGCCAGTGATACGTCATTGCAGTTTCGTCTGGCTGTACATAGACCACGTCAATGTTGTTGTTGAGACAGTGTTGTATCATGTCAACAAAGTCCTGCTTGATTAGGGCTTGTGCTTGTGCTAACTTTCCTGGGTTACTGATTTCGTTAAAACTGTTGGCCCCGACTCTTTTAGATGCAATCCGCATGCTCATGGGAGTTGCGTAAAACGAAAACAATCTATCACTTGTATGTTCTTTTTGCTGTTCTAGTTCTATGGTCATAGCAAAAATACAAGTGATATCCAGCCCATTGGGATGATTCTTGGCATGCCCGTGAGCATTTATCTTGCCTAGGGGCAAGTGTGTTAGTGGTCTCCACTGCTGTTGCTCAACGTGATAATACTGCTCTTGACCTGAGAGAAAATGCAAACTCCAGTCTAAAAATGTGCATCCAACTGGGGTTGAGCTAGTTACACAAATTGTACGGGTCATACAAACGTATCGGGCCAATCACGGAACAATGCATGTTGAATTGTTCCTGACACAAATTGATTGAATGATTTGTGCTTGACTTCTAGTTCCCCTGCTAGTGGGGCAACACGTTTAAATGCCTCGTCCATTTGTGCCATGTCTCGGAACTCCATGAGTATCATCCATTCAGGCATGTCAGCAATTGATCTAAATCCCATCTTACATCTAGTGATGCGATAGTCCATGAGTTTGCCTTCTGATTTCAAATGATCAAAAAAACTCTTCATGCCGTTAACCCAGTCTAAGTCGGTGATGTCGCCTTCTTTGTCTGCCCAAATTGTGTAAATGTCTGCCATGTTATAGTGGTCCTAGTATTTCAAAACCTTCAAGGTCCTGTTTGTACAAGTGCGCTTGATCCAAGTACAAGTACTCAAACCCACGCTCTCTGTAGATTGCACATTCTGTTTGTAAACTTGTAATACCTAACCGTAGTTTAGGTTTACGATAGTTCCAAGCAAATTGTGCGGCTAATAAATTCTTGTTGTCGTAGCGTTTTATCATTGAAAACGCTGCCAGTGCACCATTATCTCGATATCCTATTAGGTCTACACCTGGTTCTGTGAATTGGCTATCAAACAACGGCATCACACTGACAAAGTGTTTGTATGTACAGTAGGTTCTGTAGATGTCTTGTAGTTCTGCAATGTTAGGCTCGGTGATATAAAACCAATCTACCATTGGTTGATATGTTGTTTTTTCTAAATTGATTCTGGCAAATTGATAAGTCATACTCGCGGATCCTGTCTATGCTGAAACAATGCTGTGAGATAATCTTCTGGCCATGAATCATAAAATCCTTTTTGCGCCATGAGCTTTGCTTTGGCGTCAAGATCACTTAGACTTTGCACCAGTGCTAGTGCATAGGTGCCTTGATTCATGCAAATACCGTTGACTATTTCTACATCATCGGGGTGATCCTCTAATGTCAGCAAGTTGGCTGCTAACAAAAAGTCTTGGTTGGCATGATCTAAACTGGCAGCAAACAAGTCATGTGGCCATTCCACAGGGTCGTATGCATACACAATAACTTCTTTGTTGGTCATGCCCCAACGTGCTCGATTTTTAAGATCAAAGTAAGGATCACTGCCGATGAAAACTTCGTAACTTTGTTTTAATCGCGCCGATCGTGCATACGGACAGGGGGGAAAACCGCCCAGGGCAGGGTGAGGAACTTCCACAAAGTTCACAATCCATGATTCAATATCTTGTTTGACTTTTTCTATGTTCATTAGAAAAATGCTAATCCTGTTTTCTTTGTGGTATCTAAATTTTCTTTTATTATGGTACCAATTAAGTCACGCTCAGATTGACTCAAGTTCATGATTTCTTCAAATGATATTCCGCCTCGCATGTACCAACACATCTTGAGAGCTTCTGTTTTGATAGAAGCAGCCTCCTTTTCCATGCGCTCGATTTGCAATGCAATTTTTTCCGAGTCAAGAATTAGGAGGCGACTTCGAAAAAATTTGACATATCCAGTGTAAATGCCTGTTTGTATTCATGGTTGCAATTGCCGCATTGAACACCAAGGGGTTGTAGCTCGCCTTGTTGTTTACTTGCTACAATGTAGTCTCGTATTTTGGCAAAGGTGGCACGATCGCTTTCGCTTAACCATTCGGCGATGTAAGCAGGATCAATTACCTGTGCCTGCGGCGTTCGAATCATGGCAATATTTTGTGCAAGAGCCTGTGTGGTTATATCAGTAATTTTCTTTAAGACCTCACCTAGTTGTTGTCTTTTAGCAGTTTCGTCAGTTTCGGCAGCTTCTAGCATTTGCAACATTTTTTGTTCTTGAAACTGCGTCATGCTGTTCTCGTTCATTTGC